CTTTTGCGCTTCGGATATTGCCTGCTGCTGTATTTGTTCTTTGGCTGCTTTTATTTGCTTCTCAAGTCGTGCAAGGTGGCAGAACGCATCCAAAGCGGATGCGTTGCCTTCCTCAACATCAAATAAAACTTTTACGATGTCAATCATGGCTTTAAAATTATTACTTCTTTGTAATTGCCAGCGTTTACCCAATCAACCAACTTGCCGAGTTTGTCATGCGCCCAATCCGGAATAAACTTGCCTTCGCATTCAATCATTACTTTGGGGTAATCGTAAAGGCAGCGGCCAAGTCCGAACTGCACAGCAGCCCTTTTCATCGCATCGGATATACCACCCTTTTCAGGTTCGATGTTGGTCTTGCTTGCACCATCTTCCCGGTATATTGTGCGCTTGTCAATGGTAACTGATAATCGGCAAATGAAGCCGTTTGTAATTTCCCGGAACTCCGATGTCCAATTTGCTGCTCCAAAGGCTGCATCAAAGCGTTGCATTACACAACGATTGTTGATGTACGGCACAACAATTAACTTGCCAGTGCTTGTTTGCGATTGCACTCTCCATTCGATTTCCGATGGCAGGATTGGTGCGGTTAGAATTTCGTTCATTTTTTGCTCTCCTCGATTGTGTTAAAAATTCCTACAAGTGTCGGCAGAATTTCAGCAGGGATGCTTAGGACTTTTAGGGATTGGATTGTTTCATCCCATTTCTGAAATAAATAAACGATGTCGCTGTCATCTTCCCAGTCAATGCGGTAGATGACATCATCATGTTCAAAATTGGCAGAGTAGCTGCCGCTGTGTGTTACTTTTATCTTGGTTTCCATGTTGCAAATATAGTTTAATTTTTTATACTAACAAAGTTTTTGTGATATTTTTTTTATCAGGTCATCGGTCAGCAGTTGCGCCTTGTAACCTTGCTTTGTGTATTTTTTGATTGTCTTTTCCACTGCAATGTCCGGCACTGGCTCAAAGGATAGCATTTGTTCCTGCCAATAGACAACCGTTTTAAATCCACGTTCTTCCGTTGTCATAGCAAGCCGAAGGCCACATCAATAACTTGCTGCTCCTTTTTGCTTTTGTAGGTGCTTTCTTTGTTCAGGGATTTAATCACGGTGGCATAACTGGCCATTCCTTTGCAGGCATTCACCACTTGCATCTTCATCCCTTTACGGCTATTTGCAATAAAGTGCTTTCGTTTTTCCTCGTGTGTCATATCTTGCGAATTTGATTTTTATATTCGGTGTTGATTTCTTTTTTGGTTGCGATTTTCAGCAGGATAAGATATCCGATAAGGTCATTCAGCGTATCTTCATCCGGGGCTTGAAGCCCGGTTGTTTTAATGCGGCTTAATTTATCGTCAATGCGAACCAGCAACTGCTCGGTTGTGGATGCCTTGCTGAAAACTCGCACCGGTTCAAGGGCAGAGTTTCCATATTTGGCATTTTTTTCCAACAGCATTGTGCAGATTTGGTCGCAGGCTTTTACAATTTCGTTCTGCATTAGAAAGGTAAATCATCACCGCCATACGAAGCAGGCGCATCAAATGTGGTTTGTGGTGCTGCACTGACTTTTTTCTCAAATTTGTAAGCCTTGCCACTGCCAACATACACCGGGGCGGCTTTCGCTTCTCGCTGTTCTTTGCTTTGACTTAGCTGCAACGTATGGGTTTCGCCAAATTTGCCCTCGCTTTTGCGTTCATTTACCACCAGTTTCAGGTACTTTTTTCCGTTTTTGCCCTCGCTGATTGCATCCTTTGGGATGTCGGAAAGGCAGATGTCAATTACTATCATATTGCTTTTGCTTTGTTTAATTGTTTACGTTTGTAGGTCAGGATATCCAAGTGTATTTTGGCTTCGTTGTGGTACTTGAAAATTAGCAGATTGTCAACACAATCCGTGTAGGTTCCAAATTCAGTTAGAAACTGCCAGCGGAAGTTGCGCCATTCCCGGATTGCAAAGCCACCATCGGGCAGCTGTGCAACGTGGGGTTTCAATGGGTTCATGAGTTTCATAGTGCAAATATAATAAATTAAATCTTATTTCCAAATATCAGTATCTTTTTTTATACTGAATGTAGAATAATATTTTTTGCATAAATTTCTATCCAAAAGATAACCTTCAGTTCTTTGACCATCACCACATAATTCTGCAATATTGATTTTTTCTTTCAATAGAAAAAGGCGAAATTCAGGCAATGGCATCAAATAAAATATTTCCAAATCCGGATAATAGTATACAAAATAATCCGCTTTTGAAGCATTGATGCCGCTTGGTTTTTGATTGCATGAAATTTCAATAAACATATTGCCAGTGGTAATACCTTTTTTAAATTCGTAGCGGTCGGTCTTTACTTCAAATGTGATTATTTTGCCATTAACATCTTGGCAGATAAAATCCCAATCTTTACCCTTACCTAAAAATTCTATTTTTTTGATTGCTCGCCTTAGCAAGAAATAATTGGCAATAACTCTTTCGCCCATTTCGCCCTGATTTAAATCATTCTTGAATTTTTCCATTTGATTTTCAGTTTACAAAGTTTTCAAAGGCCAGTTTGATTTTGTCCAAATCTTCCCGGTACTTTTTGTTGGTATCTGCAAGGTCATTGACCAGCCGGGTGCTGTGCATCACGGTTGTATGGTGTCGGTTGCCACACATCCTACCAATAGCTTTCAATGGCATGGTTGTTTTGTTTCGCAGAAGCCAAAGGAAAATTTGTCTTAGCTCCACGATTTCACGCTTCCGGGTGTGCAGTTTAACATATTCCGCTTGGTAGTACGGGAAAACGGATTTGATTGCAAGGTGGGCCGCTTTGGCATACTCGTTGCTGGCACTTAGATTGTCAACTTTCAGCATCCTTTCAAGTTCGGAAATTCGCACCGCTTGGTGCTTGATTGTTTCTTTGAGGGTATCAATTTCCGATACCCGGAATGATGTCCTGCTGTTTGGTTTTTTGGGTTGTTTTATTTTTATTCTCATGATTTTTCTAAATATAATCCGGTTGGTATGTCGTATTGAAATAGCTGCGCTCCGATTGCGCCCCAGTGGCTGAATTTTACTTTCTGCACATGGACTTCAACACTATTGTTTTGGAAGTTGCGATAAACCGTAATTCCATTGTCGGTCTTGTTGAAAAAGTTTGCGCTTCCTGCGATGTCGTAAAGCGTTGGCACTTCGTAATGGCCTGCTTCTTTCTTTTGTATCTTCCGTGGGTGGGCAACTAAAAAGCAATGCACGTTGTACCGCTCGCAGAAATTGACAATCTTGTCCAATGACTGCCCGATGTATTTGGTTTCGCTTTCGGTGTATTGGTGCTCCAATTTGTTCCAAGCATCAATTACAAACCAGTCAATATTTTTGCGGTTTTTCAGTTCGGCCACCTTTCCCAAAATGCTGTCGAGTGAAAAGTCCTTTTCAGGTTTCACAAAGAAGATATTGTTTTCAAGCAGCATCAATGCTTCGTACACTTCCTCTTGGTTCATGCGGTTATTGCCATCAAATGGCCGCTGTGTTATCTTCCGCATCAACTTACTGATGTGCAGTTCCACTGGTCTATTTTCGGGGCTGTAAAAGGCTCCTTTCCATCCGTGCTTTTGCAGTAACTTTATCAGGATGTGGTCTAAAAAATCGGATTTACCGTGCCCCGGTACTCCGGTAATGGTAGTCAAATACCCTTTGTGGAATTTGAGCAGGCTATCAAAGCCACGCATCCCGGTTCCGGCTCCTTCCGGCAGGCCGTAGTTGTAAAGATTTTCAATTTCCGGGAGATAATCGGTAATGCTAAACACACCAATCATGGGAAATTCAGTAAAATTCATGCACGCATCTCGCAGGGCAAATGCACCATTGAGCAGCAGGAACTCGTTGGCATCTTTGCAATCCTTGAATACAATGTAATTACACTTTTCTTTTCCAAACCTTTCCGCTATGGCATTTCGCAAGTCAATACCCGGAGCATCGTTATCAACTGCGATGTGGATTTTTTCGATGTGGTCAAACGCTGGCATGAAGCGGTCAAAGAATGTCAAGTTTGGTTGCGCTCCATTGGGCACACTGATTACATTTTCAATCCCGGCTTCAATCAAAGCCAGCGCATCCATTTCACCTTCAACAATCCACAGCTCATTAGCGGCTGCAATGCAATCAATGTTGTATGGGATTAGCTCCGCTCCCTTGTGCATCTTAAAATGTTTGGAAGCATCCCGATATTTCACGTTTTTTAGCTGCCCATTTTCAAAGTAATTAAAGCAAATGCAGTTTACATCTTTGGAAACTTGCGGCATCCATTCGGTTTGCTCCGTGATTTGCATCTTGTTCAGGGTTGCTGCTGTTATCCTGCGACCTTCAAACCATTTTAGCACCTTGTCGGATAGCTGTGTGGTGTTTTTCCATACGGGCACCTCGTATTTGATAACTTCCGGGCGGTCAATAATGCCACCTTTCCACTGGCAATGCTGGCAAATCCAAACCTTTTTATCCAAGTTGACTGAAAGACACTTGTCGGTTTTCTTTTTCCGGGTGTGGCTGCATTGTGGGCAGAGTGTTTGAACTTCGCCTGATGTCTTTCCGGCAGGTATTTCGATATTGTGGTATGAATAAGTTAGCATACAAATCCTTTCAAATGTTTAGGCAGCAATCCGTTCTTTGGTTTTTTTGCCAGCCATTTGCGAGCTGTCAAATATAAGCTCACATATTTTTTGTTATCCCGGTAGTTTTCAATTTCGCTTAAAATTTCATCAACCTGCTCACGCTCCCATCCTTCATCAATCAGTTTATCTATTTCGGCAGTAGAAATTTTCAAATGAGAAAAAGCCCTATATGTATCTTTATTTATTACATTAACATTATCATTAACATTAACATTTACATTAACAGCTTTTTTTGCTTTCGTTTGCTTTTCAAAAAAACCATTTGCTTTTTTTGCTTCCGTTTGCTTTTTTGGTCTGCCACCTAACTTACCACTTTCGCTGCGCTTTTCCCTTACTTCATCCCAGTGGCGCAAATCCCTTTTTAACTGCATCTTGATTGGTTCAAATGCCAGTTGCAATACAAGGTCATCGGCCACCGGGTTTTCATCGTTTACATAAGCGAGAATGTGCTTTATCAATTTGCCTGCAATTTCATCGGGCAGCATATTAAAAATATTCTGCTGGTCGCAGTACAGCACGAATGACTTTTTATCAGTTGCCATTTGTTTGCCCTTTCTCATGCAACCTAACGCACTCCCGGTAGTAAACAAGGTAGAGCTTTAGTTTTGCTTTTTCATGTAGGTAGGTGTGCCATAATAAACGATTGTGGCACTGGTCGATTTCGAGCTGACCTAATCGGTAGGCCAATGCTTCGATGCACTGCTCCGCTATTTCTTTGCAGAGCGGCTTTGGTTTGTATAGGTTTATTTTTTCCATAAAAAAAACACCCACACTTTCAAAGGTTGAACCCGGCTCCAAGTTAGCCGACCTTTTACTCGCATGGGTGTTGTTTAGGGGGGTATTCATTTGGCTTGGTATTCTCGGCACGGGGTTCAGTCGTGTTGTTCCGATATGCAAACTTAAAAAGGAATTTTCAAATAAACAAATTAATCGTTGGAATAATCTGTGCGGTCTGCCATATCTCGCAAATCAATGGCTTCGTCTTCCTGCCAGCGGATTTTGCATTCAAGATACCATGACCATCCTTTTTCCCATTGCTTAAATTCTTCGCTGCGCAATGGGTAGGGGTTGGTGCCATCGTGCTGCTGCCACTGGTAACGCTTGCATGCGTTGTAACCTTGTTCAAATATTGTGTTTTCCATCTTGTTTTGATTAAGACATCCCGAAGGATGTTTCGGCTATTGAAGCCTCGTCAGTTAACCTTCAGGTGTATATTGCCAATCACTGGCACGTAAAAGTTCAAAAACAAAATCAGAAGGTAGTTTTTTTGCGCAATCAGGGCCAATTTGAAAACATCCTTGGCTATCTTCAACTTCTTTAATTGTGTTAATTAAAGTACCAGCAGTTGTATAATGTACCCAAAAATTATGATTGCTTGATTTAATTGGCTTCATGCAAATGAAACAACCATCGCAACCATATCTATCTTCGTTGTTATCTCTTTGAGAACTTTTAACATAATCGAAATCAATGTTTGCAATACCATTGTCATCATGCCATACTTGAAATTTGCTTTTTGTGTTTTTCATGTCGTTTTTCATTAGTTTGATGATGCAAACATAGTATAAAAAATTATATCTGCAACAATTTATGTAAAATATTTTTATTGAAGTTATCCACATTTTAACAAAATAGAACATTTACGAATAAACTTTGTGCCATCAAAGCGCACACTAAAGCATATTTGAAAGGCATGGGTTACGATGTAGCCGATTTTATACCGTGTGAGGTGTGCCATTCGCAGGCTGTGGACATTCACCACATCGAAGCCCGGGGCATGGGTGGCACCAAAAAGATTGACACCATCGACAACCTGATTGCGCTTTGCCGGGAATGCCATATAAAGTTAGGAGATAAAAAAGAATTTAAGGACTTCTTGCAGGACATTGTCAAATCGAGATAAGATATTGACGGAAATTGCAACAAGCGACTGGATAAATCAAGTGGCCAAAAATATTGGCGGCAAGCATAGCCCGGAGATGGTGCAGGAATTTATGTTGTATCTTTGCCAGCTACCTGACCACAAACTTGAAGAACTCACCACCAAATATAATATCAAGTGGTATGCCATCCGTAGCTTTGTCAACATGATACACGGCAACACCCGAACCCAATTTTTCAAAAACAATTTACGAATTTCCGAAACACTCCCTAATAATGTTGATACAATACCTGATGAAAGCCGACCAGACAAAGAAGTCATGTATAGCTTATTCGACACCATTAACTTTCAAACCGTGGCAGTCAAATTCGACCGAGCGGAGTGGTATGTCGTACGGCTTTGGGAACTTTATCAGCAGCATATCAGCATGGCCGCAATGGCGAAAATGACAAAAATCAACTACCGGGAAATTCAGCAGATAATCAACGAAATAAAAAAACAACTCAATGATAATTACAATGCCATTATCGACTAACATTATAGCACTGGCCTGCTTATGCGTAATCATGAGCCGCTATGTTTACCCACCCATTGTCAGTTTTATACTCAAAGTTGACAGCCGCAACCGGGATGCAGTTAAACCTTGGGAGTGTGGTTTCTGCTTATCTTGGTGGATGGGTTGCGCTGTTTGGATTTATCAGTTCGGAATATGGGGTGTGGCATACGCAGCCATGACCGCTATTTGTGGAGCCTTTATTGACCGCTACCTATGACCGAACAAGACAAAGCCATCTGCCTGCAATTAAAAGCGCACGTTGACCAAGTGAACCGCACCGGAACGCTGGCAATCCCACCGGATTTGTATGGCAAGGTGAATGAAATTTACAAGCGCAAGCATGGCCGACACATTCTGCCCTGCCCTACCTGCATAATTGATGCCATAAAGTCACTTTACAATGAAGCAAATGGTTAAAATCATACACTCCGGGAACGCAGGCGACTTGATTTATAGCCTGCCAGCCATGCGCAAGGCATCGGAAATCCACAATAACCCGGTGCATTTGTATCTTCGCATCAATGTACCCGGCCAATATGCCGGAATGAACCATCCTTTGGGCAATGTGCAGATGAACCAAACCATTGCAGACATGCTGACACCTTTGCTGCTTTCAACTAAATTCATCGGCAAAGTAGAAATCACCGATGAAGCCGCAAAATGCGACTACAACTTTGATTTATTCCGAAAAATCCATAACTACACCGGCCACATCAGCCAGTGGTATTTTCACGTTTACCCGGAACTAACGTGCGACCTTTCACGGCCGATTGATTTTAACCTTAAAAAATCCACCCCACAATTTGACATCGTGCTGAACCGCACATCCCGGTATCACAACCCCACTTTTGATTACAGCATCCTGAAACCATACCAAGACCGCATTACCTTTGTAGGGTTGCCGCAGGAATTTAAAGTAATCACGGCCAAACTACCGGATATTAAATACCACCCGGTGCAGGATTTTTACGAGCTGGCGCAAGTGATTAAGGGTTCAAACCTTTTTATCGGGAACCAGTCAATGGCATACGCAATCGCAGAGCAAATGAAGCACCACCGCATTTTAGAAATATGCCCAAGTGCTCACAATGTAATCCCAACCGGGGCAAACGGCTACGGAGCCTGGACTGTCTTAAACCTTATACAATTACTCAAAAATGGCTGAAACAAGAAAAGCACACCAACGCAGATTGGCAGCAGGATTTTACGACCTTTATATCAAAGGGCAGGGCATTGACATCGGCTGCGGCAGAATTGACACCTACGATGGCGTGGACATCATCAGCCTGACCGATTGCATCCACCATGACAAAGATGATTGCGATGCAACCACAATGGATAAATATGCTGACAATACCTTTGACTACGTTTATGCATCCCATGTGTTGGAGCATTTGGATAACCCGGTGACCGCCATTCAAAACTGGCACCGGATTTGCAAACCGGGTGGTCATATTATTATCAGCATTCCGCATCGTGATTTGTATGAACGTAAAAAGACACTACCAAGCCGATGGAACCTTGACCATCGTTATTTCTACTTGCCATACTCATGTGAGCCACCACATACTTTTTCAGTTGAAGGCATACTACTTGCAACAGGCATTCAGGAGTATTGGGATATTGAGATAATCGACACGGCAACAAACAAGGACAAACCCGAAGAACATAGCAACGGGGAATTTTCAATCGAAGTAATAATTAAAAAATATGCAGTGGGTAAAACTAAGCGAAGTAAAAGCAAACCCAAATAACCCAAGGGTTATCCGGGATGAGGATTTCGCAAAGTTGAAGCGGTCGATAATCGAGTTCCCCGAAATGTTGGAAGCCCGGCCGATTGTATGCTTCACTGATGAGCATGGCAAATATGTGGCATTGGGTGGCAATATGCGCCTGAAAGCCTTATCCGATATTGGAGCCAAAGAAGTGCCAATCATCCTCGCAGATAAGTGGACAGCCCAGCAGCGTGATGAATTTCTAATTAAAGATAATCTTTCATTTGGTGAGTGGAACTATGACGAATTGGCCAACGAATGGGATGCGGATTTGCTTGAGCATTGGGGCATGAAATTACCAACCGATGATGAGCAGGAAAAGCCGGAACGTGATAGCTGCCCGACTTGTGGCAAAGAAGTATAAAATAGTGAATAAATAGTGAACATGGCAAACGAACAAAATTTAAAACCATTTAAAAAGGGCGAGGTGGCAAACCCCAACGGCAGACCAAAAAAGTTTGTCACTCTCCTGAAGGAAAACGGCTACAAAGTCAGCGAGGTGAATGACACCGTGCAGGCGATGTTATCAATGACACTGGATGAACTAAAAGACGTATGGCAAGACCCCAAGGCAACAATCCTTGAAAAGACGATTGCCAATGCCATGCGGAAGTCGTTGGAGAAGGGTAGCCTTTACAGCATTGAAACGCTGCTATCCCGTGTGTTTGGCAAGCCGAAAGAAACGGCCGATGTTAACCAGACGGTGCAAGGCGAAATAAAAATAACACTTGATTTAGGCGACAAATGAAATACTACACCAAGCGCAACAAAAGGTATCGCAGCCGCCATAAAAAAATGACACTGCTTGACACGGCTTATCTAAAAATAAATTACCCCCAAATCCGGGAGTTGTTTCAACAGATAAAGGAAGTTAAGCTATGAAGGTGCTGGCACTTTGGCAAGGTATGGGTGGTGTTGAATACCATCGCCTTTATACTCCGTTAAAACGGCTGCAAATAGACCACGCAGAAGAAATAGAGGTGAATGTGTCGCAGGAGTTTGTTAAATCCGGTATTCCCGAACTTAAGCAATACGACCTTGTTTTGTTCAACCGGGATTTGGGTGAACTTCACTATGAAATCCTGCACTACTTAGCAAAGCATGAAATACCCTACATCGTGGATATTGACGATTACTGGGTGCTTCCAAAGTTCCACCCGATATACAAATACTACCGAGCCAACAAAATAAAGCAGCGCATCATTGATGCCATCCGTTATGCCGATGGGGTGACCACAACCACCGATTTTTTAGCCAACGAAATCCGGCAGTACAATCAAAATGTGCAAGTGCTTCCCAATGCGCTTGACCTGACCGATGAACAATGGCTTGCGGAGCCACAGCAGCGTGATGTAATTACATTTGGCTGGGTTGGTGGCATTACCCACAGCAACGATATCATGCTTATATCCGATGCCATCGCCAAAATGTGCGATTACTACGGTGACAAGGTGCGGTTCGTGCTTTGTGGTTATCAACCCGGCAGCATGTGGGAAAGCATCCTTTACAAGTTCAACGGGTGCAGCGAAAGGTTACGGCCGCAAGTGGTGATTGCACCAAGCCAAAACGTAAACGAGTACGGCAATTTCTACCGCTTGTTTGACATCGCACTTGCGCCATTGGAGGATAATAAATGGAACAACTGCAAATCGGAACTGAAAATAATCGAAGCGGCTGCATACGGCCTGCCAGTTATCGCATCGGAAGTGGCACCATACCTTTCCACCAACCCCGGTGTGAAGTTCACGCAGAACACCCCAGAAGCGTGGTTCGCTGCTATGCGCCAAATGTATGAACTTGCTGACCTAAAAATGGTGGGCAATAATAACCGGGAGCAAACCAATAAAATCCACGATTTGCCGACCATTAACCAAAAGCGGTTGGCATTTTACAAACAGCTATGCAAATAACCTACACCCGGCCATTCGTAACTGATTACCAGCGCAGGATTTTAGACAGCCATGCGAGGTACACTATTACGGCAGCGGCCACAAAGGTAGGTAAAACAGCCAGCCACATTATTTGGCTATTTGAGCAGGCATTGGCACTCAAAGAAAATCAATCGGTTTGGTGGGTGGCTCCGGTATATCAGCAGGCAAAGATTGCATTCAGGCGTATGCGTACCCAAGTAACTGATAAAAGTTTTTTCAAGGTCAACGAAAGCGAACTGCGACTGATTACACCGATGGGTGGTGTTATTCAATTTAAGTCCGCAGAGAAGCCCGACAACCTTTATGGGGATGATGTCTATGCTGCCGTGTTTGATGAGTTCACAAGGGCCCGGGAAGATGCGTGGTTTGCCCTGCGTTCCACCCTGACAAAGACACAAGGCAAATGCAAACTGATTGGTAACGTAAAAGGCAAAAAGAACTGGGGTTACAAGATGGCAGAACGTGCCCGGATGGGTGAGCCGGATTATGAGTTCCACAAGATTACGGCATACGATGGTGTGAACGCTGGCATCTTGGCCTTTGAGGAAGTGGAGCAGGCCAAAAGGGATTTGCCACCGCATATATTTAGCGAGCTGTACCTTGCCGAACCAACGGAAGATGGTAGCAACCCATTTGGATTGTCCTTCATTAACCAATGTATTGCACCATTGTCCATTAAGCCAGTGGAGTGGTACGGCATCGACCTTGCAAAATATACGGATTGGAGTGTAATTATCGGCTTGGATGCGGAGTATCGGGTAGCGCACTTTGACCGCTTTCAAATGGATTGGGCGCAAACGGAGCAGCGAATAATAAAAACGGTTGGCAGCAGCCCGGCAGCAGTGGACAGCACTGGTGTAGGTGACCCGATTGTGGAGAACATCCAACGGCAATGCCCTAAGATTTTAGGGGTAAAGTTCACATCCGTAAGCAAACAGCAGTTAATGGAGCAACTAACAGCCGATGTCCATGCCGGGGCCATTGGTTTCCCGGAAGGCATTATCGCAGATGAAATGCGTAACTTTGAATTTGAACACAGCCAAACGGGGATGAGGTATTCTGCGCCATCAGGGCTGCACGATGATGCGGTTGTTGCGCTTGCCCTTGCTCGGCATTGTTCAATCAAAAACAAAAAAGGAATATTTGTATTGATATGATAATAAAAACACTTATACTTTGGGAGATTATTAGATTTGGTATTTGTTGGTTATGGTTTAAATTTGTAAAATGAAACTACCGAAGAACTGGAGCCAAATAACCATTGGGCAATTCCAAGAATTGCAACTGCTGACGGAGCCGAGTTTTGACAACCAAATCAAAACGCTGTCCATTTTATCCGGCAAAAAAGTTGAGGAAATTGAGGAGATGCGGATTGCCGACATCACGGCTGCAATAAGCAAACTGGCATTCATGGCAGAGTTACCCACCGCAAAGAACTTGGGCGGCTTCCGGGTTGGCAACACGCTGTATAAATTCGCTGCCAATCAGCACGATTTGCAAGCGCACCAATTCATCACCGTGCAGGACTTGTTTGCGGAAAAAGATAAATGGGTTCACAATCTGCACCTGATTATGGCTTCGCTGTGCGTTCCTTACCGCATTCTACCACCCAAGCGCATGGAAGTAAAGACAAGTGAATTTGAAAAGATTGCAGCGCAGTTCCGGGAACGGATGCCGATTTCATTTGCATACGCATACACGCTTTTTTTTTCTCTATGCTTGCCGGAGTTACTCGAAACTACCCAAGCATATTTAAATCAGGAAGTGGAGAAGTTGAAGAAGATGGCAGACGAAAAGAACGGCCAGCCATTGCATGGTTAAAAACTATTGATGGTATCGCAAAACAAGACCGCACAAAATGGGATTATTTTCTAAACATGAGCCTCATCGAGTTTCTGAATGCCGTGAGCTTTCACAACGAGAAGCAACGGGCGAGAGCGGAAAGGTTAAACCAAGCCGCCCAAAGCGCAAAAAGTTCAAAGGATAGCACGGTGTATAAAATCGCATTGTTGCAAGAAATGATATAAATGCCGGGTTGGTCATAATAGTAAGATTTCCATAGCGCTTAACGGGTAGCAGCCAGCAGGCTCAATGCTGTTATTCAAAGGTGGAAGATAAGGGTGCAAATCCCTTACCCGGAGCAAAATTGTACTATTCCAGTTATGAGCATAACAAAAGCGCAATTGGATGCAATAAACAGCGGTATATTGGATAGGCTGGGAATAAGTCAATCCGAAGCCGATGCAGTAATGGGTGGCTCCGTATTGGGTGAAGCCTTGGCAAATACAGCCACCGCAATAATCAAAGAACTTGAAAAAGATATCCGGGCAAAAAAACTGACCGCAACCAAAAGCCTGCTGCAAAAAATTGACCCCACAAATTATGTGGAAACTGCCAACGGGGTGACACTGGCAATCACAATGGTAAATTATTACCAATGGGTTGAGGATGGCAGGAAACGTGGTAAGCGGCCACCGATTGCATCAATCGAGGAATGGATATCTAGAAAGGGCATTCAGGTTCGCAAAAGCAAAGGTGAAAGTAAACAATCGGTTTTGGAACGCAGGCGGTCAATGGCCATAGCTATTGCCAATAAGATAGCGGCAAAGGGAACAATAAAGCGGTTTGGCTATAAAGGTGGGGATTTCATCAAGGATGTATTGACACCGCAGACAATCGAAGCCATTGCCGGAAGCATTGGGGATGTAATTGGCAGGCAAGTTCAGGTGTTTGTGACTACCGAGGTTACCCAATAATGTATTATTTTAGGTATGGCAATCACAATTGTAACCGAGCCAAACGACATTTGCCCGGTTTATTCCGATATTTCCTATGTTTTAAGCTCCACCAACTACACCCAAACCAATTTCAAGTTTGTGGCGGTGGTAAAAGATAGCGATGGCAACACCATTGCAAAGCTAAAAGCACCTATTTTCTACGGCACAACGGACAAAGGGGTGTTCAACATCAGCCGGATATTGCAGAACTATGTAACGTATGACTTCAACACCGCCACCACAACCACAGCAAAGTGCGCCAACAGCCATGTGTTGTACTCGGTTGAATTTGGCGAGGAATATGGTGGTGCAGAATATTTGAATTTGGCAAGCGATACCGGGAAATTTGCATGGAACGGATTATTTGGTTTGTATTCAGGCGAAGCGATTGCGGATTACAAGGTGGATTTTCCATCCACATCCGTTAAATTCCTGACAAGGGTACGCCAGCGCAGGGTGACATTGGTGCAAAATGACTACCTTTATTTTCTAAGGGCAGCGAACAACGTTGATGTGCAGATTTTAGCCTACAATGCCAGTGGCACATTGATTGCAACAAGCGTGATAGCAAACACATTTACCGACACAGCAGACAAAACACAATTCCTGCTCCGGGTTGGTGCCGGGCCTGCAAACCTTAACGCACTGACAGCCGGGCAACTTGCATCCGGTACAGCCGGCAGCGTTGTTCCTGCAAATACCAGTTACTACACCATGCAAATTATCAGCGACCCGGGAAGCAATCCCGGCAGCGAAGCCTACCGATTTGATGTGGTGGAAGAATGCAGCAAATACAGCCCACAATATTTGTACTTCCTAAACCCATTGGGCGGCTTTGAAAGTGTCCGATGCAGCATGGCATCAACTGACCGATACAACATCAGCAGGAAGCAATTTAAGCGCAATAATTACACGCTCACTGGCGGCAGCACCTATGGCTACGATACGAGCAAACATGGCCTGACCAATTACGCTACCGAAAAAACAAAAGAGGTAATACTGAACACCAACTTTTTGAACGAAACGGAATTTGAATGGCTGCAAGATTTGATTGCCAGCCCGGTTGTGTTTCTCGGCAGCATCCCGGTAAATATCGTGGAAACTTCCTATGAGGTGTTTGACGATATCGCAGGCCCAAACAACCTAAAAATAACCGTGCAATATACCGAACCTGAAAGGCTGCAAAACGCATGAACAACGTAAGATTAGTTTGCGGTAATGTGAGCGTGGATTTGCCGAGTGACTTCGGTATATTGATAAACAAATCCATTGCAGACATTCGGGAGCCGGAAAGCCGCAGTTCGGATTGGTCAAAGTCATTCACGCTGCCCGGAACAAAGACAAATAACAAGCTGTTTACCCACTTGTTTGATTTGAATTTGAGCATCCGCAACACGAGTGCAACCAATTTCAGCCCGGATTTCAACCCTAACTTGAAAGCCGATGCCATTCTGCAAGTGGATGAGGTGACACAAATCGAAGGTTTTATCCGGCTGCTGTCAATAAAGGTGAACGACCTGAACCAAATCGAGTATGAATGCTCCATGCACGGGCAACTTGCCGACCTATTTGCAAAGATTTCCGATGCCAAACTTGCTGATTTAAGCCTGACCGAGTACAATCACACCATCAGCAGCACAAATATTTTCAATTCTTGGAACACTTCCATAATAAAAAACGGCAGCACCTATGTAAATTTTAGTGGTGGTCTACCGATTGGTGATGGTTATGTTTACGGATGGCTTGATAATGGCCAATATGCTGACTACAAAAATCTTTATACTGATGATATCACCCCTTATGTGTATGCCAAAACCGTGGTCGATAAGATTTTCAGCGGTGCCGGGTACACATATACATCGGATAGTTTTTTCAATTCTGCACAATTTAGGCGGCTTGTAATTCCATGCCCAACCCAAATGCCCATACTTTCCGAGAGCCAAATTCAGCAACGGCAGTTTGAAGCAAAATCTTCCGGCAGTACAAACTACACCAAAGGCAGTCAAATATTATTCCCGACCGAAATAACCGACCCAAGCAGCCAGTACAACCCAAGCACAAGCAAATTCACAAATGGGTATAGCGGACAGCGTTATGACTTTTTCTTTGTCTGCAAAGCGGAATTTCCATACACCACAAACTATGAATACCAATTTTGGTTTGGACTTTATATAAACGGGGTGCGGAAAAAGTGGGTGATGATTGATACCTACAATATTAATCTTGCCAGCAACAAAGTTGAAATTGATGTGACCGTTGCATTTAGCAACATACAATTGAACACCGGGGATTTGGTTGAAATTCGCAGAGAGGAAATATTTAGGCAGGACACAACGCTTGGTGTCACAAACTGGACAGCGACATCCGCAACATACACCCAATTACCTGACAGCAAATTCTTGAACGGAATTATTGATGGCATTTATGGCATTGGTGACACAATGGATTTGGCAGGATTTTTCACCGGGGTAGAAACAAAACAGCGTGAATTTATGCGGTGGATTTTTACCATGTTTAATCTTTACACCGAAGCCGACCCGGACATCACCAAAAGATTGGTGGTAATGGCTCGTGAAGATTTCAACCAAACAACGGTAAAAGATTGGACAGCCAAACGTGATTTATCGCAGCAGCTTGAAATTATCCCAATGGGTGAACTTGATGCAGGCAAATACACTTTCACATACAAAGAGGGTGACGATGATGGCAATAAATTCTACAAAGAGGATTTTGCAAGAACCTATGGAGATAGGCAAATTGTAATCAACAATGACTTTGTAAAGGATGATAAAAAAATCGAAATCGGATTTGTTCCGACTTTGATTGTGAAGCCTGAAAACGAAGCCGATAAATATTTGCCGGATTTGTCAACCAACGATGGCAAACAAAAGTCGGGTGATTTGAGAATTTTGCAGTACAAATATTTGACTTGCAAAAATTACAACGTGATTGAAGGTTCCAAGCAAACGGCAACGGCTTCAAGTGTGACCGCCATCAAAACAAATTACCCTTACATGGGGCATTTGAACGACCCAACAGCATCAACAAGCGACATCAATTTCGGGATGCCACGTTTTATCGGAGTTGCAGCAGGCACATCAATCACCAATAACAACTTATTTAACGCTTATTGGAGCAAATACATCAGCGAAATAACCGACAAAGACAGCAAGATTGTGCGTGGTAATTTCTACCTTACCCCGGCAGACATGGAAAAGTTGTCTTTCCGTGACCTTTATTTCTTCGATGGTAACTATTTCAGGCTCAACAAAATTGAAGATTACGACCCAATCAACCCATCGGTAAATATCTGCGAGTTTTTGTTCCTTAAATCCGGGCCAACATTCACCGCAAGCACCGGGGTAATTGGTGGCGGTGGAAGCCAAAGCAGTGGAACCAATGAGGAATACGACCCAAGAGGTGGCAATGTTAGCTCAAAAGTAATTCAGCAGCGTGGCATTGATATCGGAAACCTAAACAGCGCAGGGCAAGGTATAATGGTTGGAAATGGAAATGTAAATTTCGGCCAGCGCAATGCAGCGTTTGCAACCAGCGGAGTGGCTTTTTTGTGTGATGATAGTATCGTGATTGGACAAGCTCCGCCACAGCCAGTTAATTGTAACGAGGTGTGGATGCAAGGGCAGTTGGTAGAACCTAACAATTTTGGAACAAACCGCTTTGTTTATCCAACGGCAAACTACACGGCTGAAATGGACAAGGACATCATTATCTTTTCAGCAAATGGCAACCACACAATCACTTTACCCCCGGCAGCAACAAGCACATCAAAAGCATTTTGGGTGGTGAAGAAAGGTTCAGGCGGCACATTACGCATCGAACCCAGCACCGGGGATTTAATCGACAATCACGACCACTACAACATCAACAACCAATACGGCACAGCATACCTTGTCAGCGATGGCATTGATTGGTACGCATTAACAAACAAATAAAATGGCAACGACAACGGTAGGAATAAAATTAGATGCAACGGTTAGCGGAGCTGACCAAGTAAAAAAGCTCAAAGATGAAATCAAGGCAGCGGAAGCAGAAGCAAAAAAGATTTCTAAAGAATTTGGAGCCAGCAGTGTTGAAGCACAAAAGGCTGCTGAAAAAGTAACGAAATTAGCGCAAGGGCTTGACAGCTTTAAATCCATAAAAACCCAAATTCGGGAAGCAACGCAGGAAGCGGTAAGATTAGCACAGCAGTTTGGGGAGTTTTCACCGGAAGCAACCAAGGCAGCACAGAGAGTTGCCGAGTTGAAAGATACCATGCAAGATTTCCAGCAGCGTGTTCAGGCGTTAAATCCTGACAAGTTTGAAGCAGTTGGTAAAATGGTAGGGGGTATTGCAAGTGGATTTTCTGCGGCACAAGGTGCGATGGCTTTGTTTGGTGCTGAAAGCGAAGATGTGCAAAAAACATTACTCAAAGTACAAGGCGCAATGGCATTGGCGCAAGGTATTCAGGGTGTAATAGATGCACAAAAACAATTCAAAGTATTTGGGCAGGGTGCGGTAGCTGCATTTCAAGGAATGACCACAGCATCCAAGGCATTCATGGCTACTGGTTTGGGATTGATTTTAACTGCGATTGCTGCCGTTGTTTCATATTGGGATGACATTAAAGGTGCTATCAGTGGCGTGTCTGCCGAACAAGAAAAGCTGAATGCACAAACACAAGCAAACCTTGAAACCAACAAAGCCAAACTTGATGCCATTGATAAATCGGAAAACATACTAAAACTACAAGGCAAATCCGAAAAGGAAATCAGGCAGATGAAACTTGACCAGTTGAAGTTGACCATTGCCAATGCTGAAACAAATGTTAAAAATGCGAAGATTACAAAACAAGCACAAGTTGAAGCAGCCAAAAGTAATAAGGAATTTCTAAAGGGGATTTTAGATTTTATCAGTAAGCCATTGCAATTGGTGATTGACACGGTTACGGGGATTGCAAACTATTTTGGTGCTGATTGGGATTTCAACCTTGCTGAAAGTATTGCAGGCGCAATCTTTGACCCGGAAGAAACTGCCAAAGAGGGTGACAAAGTTATAGCCGAAGCAGAAGCCACATTGATGGAATTGAAAAATCAACAGGCTGGCATAATACTCTCCATTCAAAAAGAAAATCAGGAAGCAGCAAAAGCAGCATCGGATAAGCAAAAGAAAATAAATGAAGATAGGGCGAAAGCGGATGCGGACTATGCACAGCAAACAGCAGTCACTTTGAATGAAAGATTAAAAGCATTTGAAAAAGCATGGGCAATCGAGTTGCAAGGCGAAGCAAAAAAGAACTTAACCAAAGAACAACTTGAAAAAGAATATGCTCTCCGCAGGCAAGCAATAATTGACAAAAACAATGCCGAGCGTGAAGCAGCACAAAAAGCGGCAACCGAAAAAGAAATTGCTGAAACTACAAAAGCAACCGACCAATTTTTTAAGACCGAACAAGAAAAGGTTTTAGGCAATGACAAAGCACTGGCACAATTAGAGGTGCAACGACTTGAAGCGCAATTGCAAAATGCCCGTGATTACGGACAAAGCACCGTTGATTTGGAATTGGCACTTGCCCAAAAGAAAAAAGAAATCCGAGATAAAGATGTGGCAGAAGCAAAAGCAGCCGAGGAAGCCAAACAAGCGGCACAAATCGAAACTTTAAAGGCAGCCGCATCAGCCATCAGCGCATTGGGTGGATTATTTAAAGAAGGCAGCGATGCAGCAAAGGCAGCGGCATTGGCAGATATCGCAATCAACACGGGTATTGGTTTTGTTCAGGGTTTGGATATCGCACAAAAAGGAGCAAAAGCAACCGGGCCAGCCGCTCCATACGCATTCCCGATTTTCTATGCCACACAAATTGCAGCCGTTTTGGGTGCAGCATCAAGGGCAAGGGCTATAATGAAAGCCGGAAGCGGAAGCGGTGCATCTGGTGGTGGCGGTGCTGCTGGTGTTCCTGCTGCTCCATCGTTCACCCCGACCGCAGGCGGTGCACTCCCGGAAGAAGGTCAGTTCGGTGGCATGGGCCGGGTGTACGTTCTTGAAGGCGATATCACCAAAACACAAACAAGGGTTCGCAGGCTAAGAAATACAAGCGTGGTTTAATTGTACTATTCAAATTATGGATTACCCAGTGTATAAAATAGTGGTCAATGAGGATGATGAAACGGGCGTTGAGTTCGTTTCACTTGTTGACAAGCCAGCGATAAAAAAGGATTTCCTGCTTTTCCAAGAATTTGTTGAACCGGGTGCAAAAGAAAGCGAGGAAGAATTTATCAGCCGTTGCATCCCCGTAATGATTGGAGAAGGAATGGAACAAGACCAAGCCGCAGCCGTGTGTTATTCCAAGTGGGGCAGCAAGCAGAAATTTGAAAGTTACAGCGATTACCCGGAAGCAGCAAAAGAAAATGCAAAGGTTGCTTTGCGTTGGGCAGAAGAAAATGGATGGGGTGATTGTGGCACAGCAGTTGGAAAAATCAGGGCAAATCAGTTGGCCAATGGTGAAGCCATCAGCCGTGACACGATTGCAAGAATGGCAGGCTTTGAAAGGCACCGCCAAAACAGCGACAAAGAACTTGGTGATGGTTGCGGCCGCCTGATGTGGCTGGCATGGGGTGGCGATGAAGGTGTTGAATGGGCACAAAGGAAGTTGTCACAAATTGACAAGTCAAAATTCGCCATACAATCCGAAGAAAAGCGCATTATTTCCGGGCCCATCATGCTGGCAAACGTGCCCATCTACCGCTTTGATGATATCCGGGGTGAGTATTATGTTACGTTTCCACCCGACACCATTTTCAGCATCGTAAAAAAGATGGCCCGTAAAGGGTTGTATAAGGCAGTCAATACCGACCATACCAATCCGGTGGATGATGGTGTGCACATGATTGAACTTTACCTGATTAACCGGGAGCGTGGTGTCATGCCGCCCAAAGGTTATGAAGATGCCGAAGATGGAAGCGCATTTGCAAGCTACCTGATTGACAACGAGGAAATATGGACAAAGGTGAAAGCAGGCGAATGGAGAGGCTTTTCGGTTGAGGGTATGTTTGACATGGAGCAGCAGGATGATATTGCCGTAGCCATGCGTGAAATAGCTGTTATGCTCAAAAATTTTGCAGAGGAAATCAAGTAATTACTATTCTATGCGTATGGACATCAAAATTGAACTTTCCGAAATGAAAAGCGGACTTTCTGCATTTATGGCAGAGGTGCGCCAGCGTTTCGAAAGTGCCGAGCCTGCGATGAAATTTGCTGAATTGACTTTGGTAGATGGTACAATAGTATCATTTGAAGGTGAGGAAGCGGTTATCGGAGCGGCTTTAAATGTAGTTGGGTTGGAGGGCATTGTGCCTGCTCCCGATGGCACTCACGAAACCACTGAAGGATTGCTGATTACTACCGTTGATGGCATGATTACCAACATTGAAACCAAAGAAATGGAAGCTCCCGAAGCCGAAGCCGAGGTCATTGTTGAATTTGCCAGCAAGGAAGAATTTGCAGCCCTGAACGACCGCATCGCAAAACTCGAAGAAATGTTGGTTTCCCTTGGCAGCAAGGTTGAAGACACATTCAGCGTTTTTGAAAAATTTGCATCACAAACCCCGGAGCCTGTTGCTAAACCTTTCGGCCCGGTTAAAACTGAAAAAAACGAAGCATTGAAAGGTTTTGCTTCTGCACTTAACAACAACAAAAAATAAATAAAACATGGCATTTGTAGTATCAGGGTTGACCAACTATACGAAGGAAACCCAATTAGAGCTTTTAGTAAAAGCAATGTTCAGCGGAAAAACTGCATCTTTGTTGCAGGCTGCTGGACAAGTTATTCCCGGCATTAAATCAGCCGAAGCACTTCCTCTTTTGAGTAGTGATGTATTCTTCCAAACCGATGGTTGCGGATATAGCCCATCAGGAACTACCACCATCAGTCAGCGTGTGTTAACCGTTGGAAAAGTTAAGGTTGAAGAAACTCTTTGCCCAAAAACATTGGAAACCAAATTCACACAGCAAGGATTGGCCGCTGGTTCACCCGTTGACTTGGGAGTATTCCAAGAGCAAATTGGTCTTGAAAAAGCAGCTAAAATTGCCGAAGCTATCGAGACCGCTATTTGGCAGGGTGACCTTACAAGTGGTAATGGCAACTTGAACAAATGGGATGGTTTCCTTACCCAACTGACTGCCCTTGGTTTCGGTGGTGCAGGTGACCCTATCAAAGGTAACGTTGGTAACGCCTACACTTCTATCACTTCCTCAAACATTGACGATATCATTGCTACCATTTACAGCGTAATTCCTGCCGCTTTGTTGGGCAAGCCTGATTTGTTCATCGCAATGGGTACTGACACCTTCCGACTTTACCGCACTTGGTTGGTAGGTGCTAACCTTTTCCATTACGCTGCAACTGAAACCGCAGAGATGGAAATTGTTGACCCTATCACTGGCATCAAAATCTACGGATTGAACGGAATGAACGGAACTAACAAAATCGTTGCTGGTCTTTGGTCTCAGTTCTATATGGGTACTGACATGATGGATGAGAGCGAGGAGTTTAAATTTTGGTTCTCACAAGATGCAGACGAAGTTAGATTTAGGTCTACTTTTAAGGCCGGAGTTGCCATTTCCTACCCAGACCAAACGGTATTTTTCTCATTGTAATTCACTGAACTAAAGTTTAACCCGGGGGGTGGGGCACAACCCTACCCCCTTTTTAATTAAAAAAAAATATGTGTGTATTAACCACCGGATTTACCTTAGATTGCAAAACCGCATCAGCAGGTATTAAGACCATTTGGCTCGTTGAATTTTCTGCGAAGTCAACCCTCACCAAATCAAGCGGAGAAGTATCCGCATTAACCCTTTCAGGAGCAAAAGTATTTTTCAAGTACGAACTTGAAAAAGAAACAGCATCCATGACTTGGAGAACCATCCCAAGCACCGAGAACGGAACCGTATTTTACGAAGCCGACTTGGTTGCACGTCTGCACAAAGTGACCACCGCCCAGCGTAACGAAATAAAACTGCTTGCTCAAAACCGTATGCTTGCCATTGCCTTAGATGCAAGTGGTGACTACTGGCTGTTGGGTGCCGATTATGGCGCACAATTGCAGCAGAGCGAAAGCAATTTCGGACAAGCGTTTGGTGACTTCAAAGGTCATGTTTTAAATTTTCTGCACAAAGAAACCGATTTACCTTTGAAAGTTCAAAGCGGTGTTGTAACTTCGCTTGCTCTTGGTTCCTGATTTTAGTTTTTCATAGTTTGCAAGAAAGGCTGCCGAAAGGTGGCCTTTTTTGTTATGCTTCAAAAAAATGTACTACTATACAAAGATGCTGTACATTACCAAAGCAGGAAGCCCCGAATTAATAATCACCGGCAAGGAGAAAGTGACAATCTCCCCGGTTTATTATTTGTTGGTCTTTGAAAGCGAAATGTCGCAGGAGCGCAAGGCATTTTTAGTAACCGACACAAGCACTGCACCCGATAGATACCAACTTTTCACATTTACCGAGGGCAGCACCACAGCCAAAACGCTGGCCATCGGCACACATTACTGGTCACTATACGCACAAACATCTTCATCCAACACCAATTATTTGTTGGCCAATGAAGAAATAGACCGGGGATTGGCTTATGTAAGCACCAGCCACACCCCATTCAATGACCACGATGTAAACCTAACCATTAAACAACACAACGTAGGATGAGCTTTGAGCTACTAAAAATAGATTTTGCCGAAACCAAACTGCCCAAATTTAAGGAGCAGAAAAGCAAGGGTTTTGTATCGTATGGAGAGAAAAATGACTTTCCACAATCCCTGCTTGAATTTTACATGAGGGCACCAAAACATGGAGCCATCGTGCGTACAAAAGCACGTTTTGTGTCCGGTGATGAATGTGTGATTGAAGGCAGCGATGAGGCGCAAAAGGTTCTTGATTACATCAACCCATACGAAGGGCTGCATGAACTGAAGGCCAAATTAGCATTGGACTTTGAAATCTTCAACGGCTTATGCTTTGAGGTGCATTACAACCGGATTGGTCAAATTTCTGCGCTTTACCATGTGGATTTTTCAAAGGTTCGCACACTTGACCACAAAAGTTACCAGTATGTCGAGGACTGGCAGAAATACAAGGCAGAAGATGTAAAGCATTATCCGGCTTTTAACCCGGTTACAGCACAGCCATACAGCGTACAGCTTTACTATGCACGGGAATATCAGGCTGGCCTTGGTGTTTACCCATTGCCACCATACCAACACGGATTGCAGTATGTGGAAATTGAAGTGGAAATCGCAAACTTCCACAATAACAACATCCGCAACGGGTTCAGCAATGGTACATTGGTGCAGTTATTCAAAGGTCAACCAAGCCCGGAGCAGGCACGGATATTTGAGCGGAAGTTTAAGGAGCGCACAATCGGCACGGACAATGCAGGCGGTGTGCTAATTCAGTTCAACGAGAACAACGAGCAGCCAGCGACCATCAACCACTTGCAGCCATCAAATATGGATGAGCAGTTTTTGATGTTGAATGAAACCGTGCAAAGTGAAATCGTAATTGCACATTCAATTCCACCCGTGTTGGCAGGATTAAGAACTGAAGGCGCACTCGGTCAGCGCAATGAACTGATTGAAGCATATGAGATTTTCCACAAGCAGTATGTCAATCACCGCCAGCGTAAAATTGATTACTGCCTGCAAAGCGTTTTAAGGCAACAATACCCCGGCATCACCATTGAAACCCGTTCTGCTGAATTTATCGGCTTAGATTACGTTGAATTGTATCAGGCAGGCATCGTGACAAAGGATGAAGCACGGGAAGCGTTGGGAATGAAAGCCGCCCCGGTTGCTGCATCTTTTAACACACAAAATGAATGCACCCGGTGGAATGAGCAGGACATTGATATCTTCATGCAATTTGGTGAGCCTGCGAGCAATTTTGAAGATGTGAGCATGAAATTTGCTGAACTTGGCAAGGATGAAATGAAGGTTTTGGCCGTTGTTTCTGCCGATGACCAAACAAGCATTGACGAAATTAGCGAAATAACCAAAATTGATACCGATGAGGTGACTAAAATCCTTAAGAAATTGCAGGACACTGGCAAAATTAAGTGGACAAACAACGCAATCCGGATTACCGACATAGGTAAAAAGGACATAAACGACACCGGAAAGCTGCCAAAATTGGAGCTGCGTTGGAAATACACGCTTGACCCGGATGCTTTACCACTGCAACCCGGTGGCAAAAGCCGTGAATTTTGCAAGAAAATGGTGGATGCTTCAAGGTTATACAGCAGGCAGGATATCGAAACCCTGACTGCCCGATTGGGTTATGATGTTTGGACAAGGCGTGGCGGTTGGTACACCGTACCTGACAGCGAACCACCCTTGCACATTCCGCATTGCAGGCACTATTGGAAGCAACAAGTAGTAAGGAGGAAAAACTGATGGCAAACTTTGCATTTTTCGTAAGCGAACAAGATGTAAAAAAGAACACGCCTATTGATGAGAATGTCGATAGCAAGATTTTACAAACCGCAATGCGTACAGCGCAGGACATCCAAATCCGTGACATCATTGGCAGCGGCCTTTATGACAAGATTTGTGACGATATCAATGGTGCCGGGCTGGCAGGCAATTACCTTACGCTTGTCAACAAATACATTGCACCTTGTTTGTATCATTTCATTGTTACCGAAAGTATGTTGCCCATGACTTTCAAGATGATGAACAAAAGCGTTTCAACGAGGGGCGCAGAAAACAGCAATGCCATTGACCTTGACCAACTGACAAGAGTTGAGCAAAGCTATTTGAATAAGGCCCAATATTACAGCGAAAGATTGAGGGATTATTTGTGCGAAAATAACACCTTGTTCCCGGAGTTCTTAAACCCCGGCAGTGGCATCGACACAATCCACCCACAAAACCAAGCTTTATTTGGTGGCTTCATTTTAGATAGTGACGATAACTGCTTTTACAATTACGACTTTCCAAAAGGATGAGCAAGGTCAGGGAAAAAAACGAAAACAAACTGAAGATATTTTTAAATGGTAACGATAAACCAACTACTGGAAGCACTGGACACGGCAGGCCAAAACCACAAGCAAATAAAGGCAACGCTCATAAACGTTGACCCCAATATTAATACAAGTTGTGAGCAGCTATATCCGTTGATGCGGATTTTTCCTGATGGTAGTCAGGTGACCGTTGACCAAGTGCGTTATCGTTTTGCGGTTGCCATTATGGATAGGCACCGGGAAGATTTCACCGATGCAGTGGAACGAATAAGCGATATGCACACGGTAATGCTTGACATTTACTCAATGCTTCGCTACGTTTATCGAGGCAACATTGCAGGCAGTTGGAATATCAACGATGCAATCACCCCGTTTTATGACGACAAAACCGACATCGTTGCCGGGGTTGCGGCAGTGATTGAATTTGTCTGCCCGAATTTGCGTGATTATTGCGACACACCCAATAACAATTTAACTTTTCCAACAATTAATTAAAAATAAAAATGAGTACAGCATTAGATTTTATGAGCGGCTTCACTGGCTGCAAGGTTATTTCAAACACAAGCGCAAACACTGGCCGTTTTCAGGGCTTTGTAGTGAACGCAGATGCGGTTGTGTCTGCTTGTTTAGACGAAACAGGAGCCAGCCTTATGACCGCAATCGGTTTGACCGGAGTAACCTTGAAGCAGGGCACGTTTATCAGCGTAAGCGGTGATAAATATATCAGCAGCATCACGCTCGCAAGTGGCAGCATTGTAGCGTATAACGTATGATTAGGCGAGGTATTGGTGTTCAAAGCTATGTTGCGGCAGGCGGTGGCGTAACCGATGCCGATGCACAAGCATTCATCACGGCTGCTGCCATAACTGATGCCACCCAGCAGAGTGCAATCAATACTTTGGTGGTTGACCTAAAAGCGTATGGTGTATGGACAAAGATGAAAGCACTTTATCCTTTTGTTGGTGGTACTGCATCAACTCACAAATGGAACTTGAAAGACCCAAGGGACTTGGATGCTGCGTTTAGATTGGTGTTTTCAGGAGGTTGGACACACAGCAGCAATGGGGCTTTGCCAAATGGAACTAATGCTTTTGCAAATACATATTGCAATCCACAAACGCAGTTAGCTTTACAAAGCAACCACATCAGCCATTATTCAAGGACACAAATCAGCAATACAAATACGCATGACATGGGCTGCGAAAGTGGTGCAGGATTGAATTTTAACTTATTTCAATATTTCAATTCAATCAGCAACAAGGGTTTCAACGATGGTTTATATCCTTCAAATGCTGCTGTTAGTAATACCACCAACACACTTGGTTTTCAAATAGGTACACGGACATCGAATGTGGTGTTGAAATTGCATTTTAACGGCTCGTTGTTAAATACCAACACCAATACCAAAACCCAGACGAGCTATCCAAACCATAACGTTTTTATAGGTGCAACTAATTCAAACGGCACAGCAGGAAATTACTCTGCTCGCCAATGTGCCTTTGCTTCCATTGGTGATGGTTTAACGGATACCGAAGCAGCCAATTTTAGAACCGCAGTTCAAGCATACCAAACTACTTTATCACGCAACGTATGACCTTAAAAGATTTAACCCCGGAACAATACAGCACTTATGTAGGGCTGCTAACTGAAATTGAGCATGAGGTACTGGTCGGCCAATGGTATGCACCAGACAGCTATTTCAATCCCATTCAGGATGCAGATAATAATTGGGTTATTTCCGTTGAAGAAATTGCCCAATGTGTTAACCCATTGTGTATGTGGGTAAATGATTTGCCTCTTATTCCTTATGTTTCGAAACCATCACCGCCCTTTCCATGAAAAATGTAGGTGAAAATATCGTTGGAAGTTGGTTGCTATGGATAGCAGGAGCAGCCGCAAATTTGCTTCCGATAATTCAGTTTTTGTCTTTCACCGCAGCACTGATTTTGTCCTGCATCGGTATTTATAAGTTTTTCAAACATGGCAAAAAGTAAAGAGGTAAGCAAATGGCAACCGAAAAGCAAGCGAAAATTGGGCAGGCACACGAAGTCGGCCAACAAACACAAGTCAGCAAAGCCGTATCAAGGGCAGGGAAGATGAAATTAAAAAACTATTTTGCACCAACACCTAAAAGGTTCCGTGTAATTGGTGACAGCATTGCGGCTGCATCGTTGTTTATTGCCGGGCTCAACATTGACCATCCCAAACTTATGCTCATTATCGGGGTGGCCGGGGCCGTTGGCAAATTCATCACAAACTTTTTCGCAGAGGAATGAGGTATGTCGGGATTATTCTTTTTTTGCTTTTTCTCGTTGTGTTTAGCAATCGGGGCTGTAAAAGCACACCACAAGTTGTAAACAATACGGACAGCATGGCCAACATAGTGGACAAATACAAGGCAGACATTGACAGCATTAAGGCCGAGTATCTTTCACTCCTGAACAGCCGTGCCAAAAAGACAAAAATCCTTCGTGATTTTAGGACAAAATATGTCCACGACACCATCACGCTGGACAAACTTGTTGGAGATACCGCCAAACTGGAAATAATCCTATCCGAAAACAAACTCATGCAGGAGATATTGTTTGACGATAGCATTGTCATTTCAAATCAAGAGCAGGTGATTATCATGCAGGATAGCGTTATTTCGTATTTAGAAGCCATTACAGCCAATCAAATCAAAGAAATAAACCAATGTACCAAAGAGTTTGCGAAACTGCGTAAAAAGGCAAATAAATGGAAAGCCATTGCGGTTATCTTTGGAATAGTGGCCGGAGTGAAATAAATTTGCTTTATGTTCACACTAATTAAACAGCACGGCATCCAAGATTTTTACCTTTGCCGGGATGGCAAATGGCATCCATCGGCCGAACTTAACGCAGCTATTCGCCCAGTATCTTTCCGCAACCAAACCGAAGCAAAAAAGGGATGGGAGAAAATTGGCAAGCCAGCTATGGTGTTCATGCAGGAAATTTACAGCCGGGATAAAACGCTATTACAATGAAAAACTTGCAGGAATTTCTTAATACAAAGGGTGAAAACCTGAAAGTGGATGGAGTGGTCGGCCGTTACACTTTGGATGCGTTAGACCGCTACATTCAGGCCGAGTGTATCAAGCGCAAATGGTACACCCACGGAAATGGATTGGTTTGGATAAGGACTGATAACACATTCAGCAACAAGTTCGATGATTTTGTCGCAGTTTACAAAGGGCACCGGATTGTCTATGCGGCTCCGGCTTCCACCACTGCCGGGGATTTTTATGTTTACAACCCATTGACCGTTGGTGGCATTACTGGCACAGCCGTTGCAGTGGAGCAGCAAGTTCAAAACAGCCATAAATTTGTAAGCGGTGCAAATTGGGCCAATCTTTGGCTTGGTGCGCCATACTTTCAACAAGTGCTTCCGATTGAAATCTACCGGGATGGCAACAAAAACAACCAAGTGGACAAAGTGACGAAGCAAAAAGGGCTTTATGGTATCAACTTTCACCGGGCCGGGGTGGGTAATTTGGTCAACAAGTGGTCGGCAGGCTGTCAAACGGTGCCGGATGCACATTGGTTTGAGATTGTCAAACGATTTAACCCAGGTGACGTTATTGCTTTTACCTTATTTTGCACATCCGGATAAGCAAAATTTGCAAAAATTGCTCAATGGAATGAGCAAAATTGCAAAATGCTTTTACGATACAGCACTAATTCTCTCAACAAGTGTTGCCATGTCGATTTTGACAAGGTACATCAGCTCACCACAAACCACACAGCTAATGGGTTTCTTTTTTGTGCTGCGTAAATCCGGCATTATTGCATCAATTTTGTAAAAACAAACCGGGAATGTTTCTGCTTCGTATAGGTCATCGTTTGGTTCGATGCCCATATTTTCAAGCATGGTGCTGTGGTCATCGGATGCCACAACTTCAAGACACAATGCTATCTTAAACATACATTTTTTGGCAAAAGGAAAACTCAGGTATCACTTTGGTATCTGCAAATGATGTGCTAAGTGTCAACCACATCGCTCCCAGTGGTTTGGGTGGCCTGCCCCTTTCAATGTGGAAGCCTGCAAAGCCATCTTCATATTCTTCCTTGTAGCTTGATGTGCGGATTTGGTGAACATCCCGGATTTTGATTTTCTTTTGGTGGCTGTCGTAAACTTCCACCGGGTTGATGTGGTGATACAATTCGTGAACGTGGCCTTGCCATATACAATCGTAGCCTTCCATGAAGCTCATCATGCGCTGGTCTTGAATTACTCCTTTGGTAACAATACCACCACCACCAAATCCATGATAATATCGGAGTGTCCACTTCCTGCGATGGCTATCTGCGCTTAATTGGAATTTGAAATCAACCACCCCACCATAACCGCCAGCGTGAATTTCGGCCCCGTGCGTTGTGTTGAATAGGTCAACAAATCTTTGTATAGGGTCAGTTTCCAAAGCCTTCAAAATAGCGGTTTCGTGGTTTCCATAACCAACAACGAGAATGTGGTCTTTGTACGGGCCAAACCAATTAACCGCATCTTGAATAACCGCATCAATGTAGTTGGCCTTATTATGCTCCGGCAGGATGTCTTTCTTGCTTCGCCTTGGGTCATACTTGCCCTGCATCATACAAAAGGTGTCACCATTCAGGATGATTTTTGCATCACGCTTTACGGCTTCGTCAAGGTGGTTTTTCAGCAGCACTCGGTCGCACTTGGGGTTATCCCAGTGTAAGTCCGAAAGCAGCAGTAATTTGATTTCTTTTTCGCAATATACAGCATGCACGTTGCGAGATACACGGGTTATTTGTTTGGGCATCTTATTTGAATAGTACAAAAAAAGGGGATGAAATCATCCCCTATTTGAAAAATGTGTCAAAAAGTCAATCAAAGCCAATAGACACGGCAATAAATAAAGTGCAACACCTATGATATTTAAGGCATCGGATAACAAAGTGCAATCACATTATGCTGTGGTTTTAACATTATTCCAACAAGATAAGGTTGTTTTTTATCAGTAATCCCCATTATATTGTGATTATCCGGTTAAGGCAACCCCATTAAGTTCATCCTGCCATATACGGATGCGGAACCAATCATCAACGCTGGGCATATCGTCTGCCATTTCCGCATAGTTGTATGGCTGTGCTTCGATAACTTCCGGCTCAACGGGTTGCTGCCAGTTCTCAACCGATTTTGGGGTTTCACGTTTAGTCAGCATGGCTAATCTCCTTCAATGCAATGGTTTCACTTCCTGCAATGTACTCGGCAGGCTTTACAATCTCACCGCCCTCAGTTACTGGCATGATATTTTTCTGCTCGCTTTGGTACGACCATTTTGCAAGGTGTTCAACGTGCAGCATTTTTTGTTTGAGTGCTGCCCATTCGTCTAAGTGGTCAAATTTCCACCGCCCTGCCCCGGCCCGGCATTGAATTTCAAAGCCCAAGTGCTGAAAGGTTTTTCCATGCTTTTGCGCTTCGGATATTGCCTGCTGCTGTATTTGTTCTTTGGCTGCTTTTATTTGCTTCTCAAGTCGTGCAAGGTGGCAGAACGCATCCAAAGCGGATGCGTTGCCTTCCTCAACATCAAA